TTTAGTAAGTTACTATCATTAGTAATCTGTCCGTAATTACTAGCAAAAAGCCAGAACTCACAGTCCTGTAATATTCCGTCTTTATTTGTTGTGTTATTGAATGTCATAGGGTAATAAAAAAACAGGGAAAGCAATTAAGCAATCCCCGTCTTTCGGTTGATTATGTTACTATTATATCATTATTCAGCACTACTTGCAACTTTTTGTTCAAGTCTTTTTGTAATAAAAGAATCTTTGAATCTTTCTACTGCATCGTAAATATTAGCATAGAGCTGTCCTTCAATAACTTCAATGTTTTCAAATTCTTCTGTATCAGCTAACTGAGGTTCAACCTCGTCTTTTAAGAAAGGTGCTAACTTTTGTTTAAGTGAATCAGCTTTTTGGTTGATTGCGTCAAGTGTTTCCTTGATGGCTTTTTCTTCCTCAACTACTTCGTTTTTATAATCTTCAAAAGGTTGTTTTAATTCTATTTTCTTTTCTTCGATTTCACTCCAACGATCAATATGTGGATTTGCCTCTGCTTGTAATGCGATAATATCATTATAGATTTCTAACGCTTTCTCGTCATTGATTAAAATTGTTCTGTTCATATATTTTCTATTATCTCACGCAGTTTAGGTGCGTGGTCTTTAATATTGTAATTAAGTAAGACATAATCGTGTGCTTTTTCAGCCATTTGAATACGTCTATTTTCGTCTTGTAATAACTCTACTATTTTATCATACCATGTACTGTTATCTATGACAATAACCATATGTTCCATATCTTCTTTATTCACTTGATATGGAGATAGTCCGTCTTCAAAACCTTGTGCTATAACTGGTATTCTAAGTAAAGACGCTTCTAAGAACTTTAAATTACTTTTACAGCGATTAAAGTAACTATCTTTTCTTGGTATAACCATTAAATCAAGTCTAAGTTTGTTTATCGTATAGTAATACTCGTTTATAGGTACGAATGATTGCCATTCTATATTTGGTAAGCTTTCCCAGAATAGCAAATCTTCTTTCATAGCACCATGTACTTGTCCATTACCACTTTTTACCCCAAATACTACAATAGTTATATCGTCACGTTCCGCTAGTTTCTTTATCTGGTCTTTAATATGGATATAGTCGTCATTAGTTGTAACACTACCGATAAAGCCAATTCTATGTTTACCTGTATCATTCTTTTTAGGTTTATATTCGTCTTTCGGGTCTATACAATTCTTACTAACGAGAACATTGTTATGTACTTTTCTATATTCATCTGCAAGAAATTCAGTTGAAGCGATAACAAGATCTGACACTCCTATGACTTTATACAGATTATCATTCATTTGTACTGCTATCTCTTTCTGTCTTTCTGTTGGTAGCATTACAAGTGGTACTCCTTTATCTGGTAAATAACTATCGTCATTATCAAATACTATTTTCTTTCCTGATTGTTTTAGTAATACTGCTAGTTCTGACTTTGTAGCGTCATTAGGTCGTTGAAATACTATTGTATCAGCTTCTTTACATCTTTTTTGCAATTCATCTGTATCGAATCCTTTTGATTGATATGATTCAACTACTCCCATTCCACTGTATACTCCTGGTAGATACCCACGATAGTAATAACATCCGTCATAGGCTGATGGTAGAAAGAATACACTCATACTATTTAGATAATGCTTTTAGGATTTGATTCAACTTATCATCCATAGCAGTTACTTTTTCTTCTAGTTCTTCCACTTTCTTTATTTGATGTGGTGATTGTTCTGGGTAGTCCTCTCGTACCTTAGCCATTCCTACTGCTTTCGCAGCTTCAATTTTATCCTGTTCTTTTTGTACGTGTTTATCCCAAGCTACTTGGTTTACGATTGAACCTTTCTGAACAATCCAACCTCCTTCTTCTTCATTGAACCAGTCAATGATATTTCCACCCATTCCTTTGACTATTCTATTTTTAGCTAGTCTTCCTACTTGTGTACTCATATAATTATTTAATTAGTCTTGTAAGTTACAGTCTCAATGTCTCGCCACCATCATTGAGACGAAAAGTGGCGAGATTACAACTTAAACTACTGTTGCAGATGATTTGATAACCACTGCTGCAGTGTCTCGGTTTTCTACAACTCCGTAACAAAGGTCGATTGTTACCAAGTCTCCTAGATATTCGTGAACGTATGATTGCTGAACACGTACTCCCTCTGATCCAACCATTCCTTTACTTGCTTTCGCAGGCATAGATAGTCGAGCCCAGTGGATAGCATCTTTGTGAGCAAGAACGTTTAATCGTCCATTAGCACCTGATTCTGTAGGTACTGCTGGTGTAACGATAACTGGAATACCGTACAACATTGTTGTAGGTCGTTTTTCACGAGGCATTTCACTGTTTGTGTTCTGCCATAGTGTAAACTTGTCGATAATACCAATCTGTCGGTAGAATGTATTAGGGTGTAGAATAAATGCTACATCTCCTGAATAAATACCAGGTGTTCCTGCAGTTTCCAAAGTTGCGATAGCAGCCAAAAGGTTACTGTCAGCTACGTTTGTACTTGATGCACCAACTGATTGTGAGAATCCTGAGAACAATGCTGCAATAGCGTCATCCAATTCCTGTGCAACTTCGTAAGCCCCACCTTTAGCAATTTGGTCTTGCATGTAGTAAGATTTTTTAAGTTGAGCCATTTCTCGGTCTTCAATAACAAATGAAGCTTCTTTCCAAGTAGATACTACCAAAGTCTGGCGAGTATATGTTGGAGATGAAAGAGTAACTTGTGCTTGATTTGTCTTTGTGTTTACAGAAAGAGCTGAAAGGTTTGGAGTGTAAATTGTGTCTCCTCCTTCTGCTAATTCATCTGATCGGTCTACGAAGAATGTAGCCAAGTCCAAAGCGTATCGGAAGTAATCGTTGATTTTCTGTCCGTAAATTTCTGGAATTGATACATCTAAGTCAGCCTGTGTAAAATTGTCTGTTCCTAGTGCCATATATTATTTAGCGACCCATTTTTTGTTTCCACATTTCTTTAAACTCTGTCTCTGATAGTCCAGGAGTATTAAATCCTTTCTCTGTCTTTGCTGATGAACCTTTTGAAGTTCCCATTGAAGCTCGTTTAGATCTCTGCTCTTGTTCTTGTTTCTCTTTCCAGAGTTTGAACATTGTATCTTTCTGTGCATCAATTAATGATGTACCAGATACTTGAGCAATCTTTTTAAGCATATCAATTTCTTCTTCTTCAATTCCTTGAGCTTTCAAAACTGTTTCCTCAATTGAGGGTACGCTGTTATTAGTGTTATTATTAATTACTTGTTTTTGTTCAGGTTTAGTTTCCTGTGTCTTAGTCTTCGCAACGTCATAAGCAATAGCTTTACGCTTTAGTTTATTAAGTTCCGATTTTGATACAGTTATTGAATCATCATCTGCCGATTCTGAATCTTCACTAATATCTGATGTTTCTAACTCTTCTTCCTCTAATACGACATCTTCGTTTAGATATTCATTTTGTAATTCCATAATGATAAAGTTTTTTTAAACGTTTTTAAAGAGACGATACTCATAATAATAACTTTTTTGGCAGGAAAGATAACCTGTATGTTTATTCTGAATGGTCTACTTTATCAATTTTTTTCTTGACTCCGTATTCATTCTCTAACTGTCCTAGTGCTTTAACTAATACTCCTTTTGCTTTTGCAAATGGTGCAACATCATTACCTTGATATGCTTGTAGTACGATTTCTTTTTCTAATATATCTATTACTGCGTTCTGTACGTCATTAAGCATATGTTTGTCATTTACAAATCGTTTTACTGTTTCCATATTATTGAGTAGGTTGTGCTGTTAATTCAGGTGGTGCTACTTGACTTGGTTGTGCTACATCAGTAGGTTCTGATTGTGTCTGTGTAATAGTTTGCCCCATACCAAGTGATATAGGTGATATACCTGAACCTGATACCTCTAGTATCTTAGCAAATACTTTAGACAGTGTTGGATCTGTTAATACTTGTGGTGCTTTAGCAGCAGTCATAAGTACATTGTTTAATGATTCAAGGATAACCGCTTTATTCTTTTGTTCACCTGTTGTTAAGATAGTTACTTTAGGTTTCCAATTCTTGTATTGTCCTTTTGGAATATCTAAGAATCGTTTATCTTTTGTTTTCTTTAATAGTTCCTTAGTATCGTTTACAAGTTTTGCATAATCTTCTGCATAAACTGGTGTTCCTGATAGGATAGATTCTTTAACCTTTTGGTTAGCATCATAGTTGGCAAATGAATCATCAATAGCAACTAGTTCTTCTGCTGTAAATTCTCCTGCAAGAATATGTGCTTTATTAAATCGTTTTAACAAGAATGGAATAATCCAGTCAGTAAAGATTTCTACTTGAAAGATTCCCATTTCCTCTCTACGATAATCAAACATTGAAGTAGCTTCTTGATTCAAGATAGCAGTAGTTCGATACGCTGTACCTGATGGCATAGTTTCTCCTGTTACTGCATTGAATGTTGAAGTTGTCTTTTCTAATTGACCATCCCAAGATTGAATTAGTTGTCGGAACTCTGGTAAACTGTTAGTGATTGTGTTTACAAGTGACAAGTCACTACCTTGTGATATTTTAATGATTTGACCATTGTCTACATCAGATAGGATATTGTTTTGAATCTCTGGGTCAGTAGATTTAAAGATAAGTTTAGAACCAAGTTCCATAGCTTCTTTTTCTTTTACTACTGCATCGTTTACCCAACGCTGTGCTTCAAAGCCATCTTCTACGATACCTCTACCTAGTCGCCCATTAATCTTTTCCCAAGATAATGATTTATAAGGGAACTCATCTAAGAACTCATGGTAAAGAATCTTAGTTTGTTTCTTGTTCATTACCATGAAGAACTTTTGAATCTTAAAGTCATATTCACTACCTCCGTCTGGTGATAATGATTCAGGCATCCAAGCTGTTACTTCTAACACTTCAAGTTTTCCATCTTCTGATTTGCGAGCAAGGTTGATACAATCTGTTACGTGTTCCCATATTCCCTCCTTTTCTGCTAATTCTGAATCGTTTAGATAATGTTTTTCAATTACACAATCTGTTGGATTACTTGGATCTACAATTACGTTACGCCAGTCCACCACTTCAATCTCAATTTCTTCTTCTTCACCCTCCTCTTGTTCGATACAACGTTTAACTAATACCTCACCATACTTTGAACGGGTAGCACCCATTATGTTTAGTGTCTTTGCATAGTTAGATTGTTTCATCCAGTTGTAAACTTCTTTCTGTAATAAGAAAGACATGGGCATAAACTGTGGTTCATCTGCTACAATCTGAATATCTTTTGTATCTATATCAGTTGCACGTGTTGCTACGTTTACTCTAAAGTTTACAATGTTAAAGAAAGGTTTAGCTTTACCTCGTGAGTCTTTATCTCCTGATATATACTTACTTTCAGTATAGAAAATAACCTTTCGTAAGGTATCTTTTGCATTATAGGTTAGTCCGTCAATGATTTTAACATTCCCGCTATCCCATAATTCCATTTTATTTTTAATATATTTTGTAATGTCCATATAAAAAAGGGAAATAGCCATTAAGCTATCCCCCCGTCTTTCGGTGAAGAATTATTTGTTTGATAAAACTATCTTTTGTGATTTGTGTACTAGATACGTATCATACTTGCCTGTTTGGTCAGTACTTATCTCTATTTTACCATATGGAGGCAAATTTCGCAACAATAAGATTATTTCTTTTTCATTTTTTGTTAGTTCCATATTATTCTGTGTAGTCTTTTGCAAGACGATGACGAGTAATCATTCGTTCCATTAACTTTTCTTTCTCATATCTTTTCGGTGCAAGTGATGTAAATGCGTATCTAACTGCATCAAGTGCGTGGTCTAACCCTCCCTCTGGTTCATTTAGTATCTTACCTAGTTTATCTGTTGCCCATAGATAGTTACGATACTCTTTAATTAAATTACCTGAACGCTTTGTAACTGATATACGCTGTTGTTGTACATATTGTATACCTTGATTGATTGAACCTGCACCTTTTACAGCAGGCATTATGTTTATTCCGTATAATCTAATCTCATCAATACTTTTAGGCTCTGCACTATCTGCTATAACCATTACAGGTGTAAAGTTTTTAATAACATCTACAATTTCTTTATTACTCATTCCCTTTTGGTAACATACCTCATCTAAGATATAACCTCCATTGTAATAATATATATCTACAATAGCTGTCGGATCGTTAGTATAACCAAAGTCTAGTCCTCTACGTTCTAGTCTTGCCTCGTGTGGTAGTTCATCAATGATAGCCCAGTCTTTGTAAATCTTACCCTCTACTTCACCTAGTTGTCCCTCTCCGTATACTTGCCACCAACCTTTACGATTCTTTCGTTGTTCAATAGACGCAACGATTTCTGGCGATAGAGCCTCATTATCTTTGTATGTTAAAATTACTTTTTCCCAGTCGTCTCGGTGTGGTATTACATCTGTGAACACCCAAAACTCGTTACTAGGATTATAGTCTAAATAGAAAAACTCTTTGGTACGCACTTCAAGTTGTTCAAAAGCATCAAGGGTACAGTTATTTGCTTCATTCATAAAACACCGATCGCGTCTAGCCCCACGAAGCTTATCTCCATTATCGGTTGAGAAGAACTCCATTTTAGAACCTGTTTCAAATGTATAAATACTATCGGTTGCGTTCCACAAACTATCTTTCCAATAATGGTGTGCCTGCATTATATTCTTAAAATCCCTTAAAGCACCTCGACGGAGGTGTGGGAAACTTTCTGAAACTACACTTGTTAGTGTTGCCTTAGTATCTGACTGTGCTAGATGTATCAGATGTAACAATACAGATATTGTTTTACTTGCGGAAGTACCACCTTGAAGTATACGAATACGCTTAGTCATTGATTGAACTTTTTTTGTTGCAGTTGTTATTGAGTACATATTATTTTGACAGGTATTCCACTGCTCTTTTCATTCTTTCAATATCATCATCTAATATTCCTAATGCTTGATTACAATATCTACACAATAAACCTCTTATCCTGCCAGTTTTGTGACAATGGTCTACTGCCAATGAACGTATTTCTTTTTCATCATGTTTAAAACATATTGCACAAACTCCATTTTGTTCCAATAACATTTCGTTATATCTGTCTAATGTTATATTGAAGTTCTTTAATAGTAATTGATTACGTCTTACATCTTTAGCTTTCTGACTATTTCTGTATTGCTTTCTATATTGTTTATATTTCTCTGTCTGGCGATATTTTTTTGCTATTACTTTCATTTTCTCCTTATACTCTGGTGTCTGCCTTTTTAATTTCATTCTTTCTTTATATTCTGGGTCAGACTTTTTCTTTCTATCGTATTCAATCCTTTTAAGTTTGTTCTCTGGTCTATTTTTATATTCTCTTTGTCTCTCGTATCGTTCTTCTTTTGTTAGTGCCATATATAGGCATTATATCACTATTCATCACTTTTTACAATGGTTAAGATTGGTGTTGGTAATGCTTCACCATCTTTACCTGTGTTCTCCATACGTTTACTATAAAATCTTTTGTTAAGTGATTCTAGCGTAAACTTAGTCATATCACCTTTTAATCTATCATCTTCTGCGTCTAGTAACACTTCTAAATTACTTTCAGCTTTCTGTAATAGTCTTTCATGCTTATAAGATAAGAGTTTGTCGGAGAAACCTTTATAGTTCTCATAATCCCAATCTCTCATTGTAGCATAAGGTATTTCTAATGATTCTGATATTTGTCGTAGATTCATACCATCTAAAACAAGATCTCTAATTTTCCGATAGAGGTGATCGTCTAATAGTGTTGGTCGTCCTGCATTCATAGTTGTATTATACCAAAAAACCTGCTGTGTAGCAAGTTAATTAGTTAGTTTTGATAGCATATACTGCTTTATTTGATTATGGTTCTTAATAGCGTTTGTTACCATTGATTTACCGTGCTTACGATAGTTGAATAAGTATTCAGGAATAGTAATAACTTTATAGCCTGCTTTTGTAGCTCTTAGCCAATAGTCCCAATCTTCATAACCTAATTTCATTTCCTCGTCATACCCTCCTAATTCTTCCCATATCTTCTTTCGATAGAGTGAGCAACAGTTAATCTGATTGTTTTGCACGAAATCTTGAAAGGTTGGATTAGTTTTAAATATATGTTTTTCATTACTATCTCCAAATTCTTGCTGTCCTGTGCCTATTATATCATATTCATCCTTATAAAACAAGCATTTTTCTACAAAATCAGGTGCTATTTTATCGTCTGCATCAAGTGTTAATATCCATTCTCCTGTTGATTCTTTAATACCTGCGTTTCTTGCACTTGATAGTCCTCCGTTTTCTTTTTCTATAAGTTTCACGTCAAACATTTTTGAGACCTCGCTTGTGTTATCTGGTGATCCGTCATTTACTACAATGACTTCACATTTAACTGTTTGATTTAATGCTGACTGTACTGCTTCTGGTAGCCATTGAGCTTGGTTATAGCACGGTATCACTATTGAGACTTTCATATTTTTTAATCAATGCTATTGTATATAATCTAGGTGTTTTGTATTTTACACCATCCAAAATCATATTATTGTCGGCATTTTCTATTATATTTATAATATCTTTAATTACTTTTTGCATACCCATACAGTGCAGAAATCTACGTTAGTATCCCAAGTTTTTACATCTGAAAAATACTGTTCAAAGATTTCAGTTAATTCTGATAATGTATACTCGTACAAGTGATATGGATTAGTAGTTGGTACTTGTTTGTTTGGTGTACTTCCTACAAATACTCCATCTTCTTTAAGTGCGTTTTTAATATCTTCAAGTAATGGTTCTAATTGTTCTCGTTCAATGTGTTCAATAAACTCCGTACTGACTACTGTATCAAATAACTGGTCAGGTAGTCCTTGTGGACATACCCAGTCTGTACGGATAACCTTATCTAAGATTGGTAGTTCTTCTGTATACTTATCGAGACAAGTTACCGTGTTTACTTCGTCTTTTTTAGAATACTCTTTTACAAACATACCTGCACCTGCACCAATATCAAGTACATTACCTGTTATATATGGCATTAGTGCGTTGTAGTATGCCCAATCATATCGTTCTTGATTAGGATTTTCTTTGTGTGTTATTTCTGTTGATCGTTCGTGTGCGTTTGGATTCATACTTATTCTTTAGTTATAGTGTTGATAATATCATCTACCATTATACATTTTACTAAAAAACCATCATAATCATATTGTTGCAGTTTTAGTATTCTCTCTCGTTCCTCTTTCTTTGCCTGTTCCCTTGTTTCTCTGATGAAGTCAAAAATTTTACTTGCTTCTTCTCTTACAACTTTTCCTCCTCTATGGTTTCCTTGTTCAACAAATAATTTATCAAATTCATATTCCCATTGTTCTTTTGTATTCATAGAATTATTTCTTAGAATTATAAATATCATCAATTCTATTTTTGTTTTCTTTCGGATATTCAAATATCTTGTCTCCTGTTGATGAGAATGTCGTCTCTATCTGTATTTTATTTCTGTCGTTTTCATAACCTCTTGGGAATAAATCAATTTGCCATTCTCCCGATAGGTTTTCTTTAATTTCAATAACACCGAATCCTTCCAAAACTATTTCTTGCTTTGTTAGATTTTTAATATATTTCATACCTCTTTATGGTTATCTGATAATGGTGTGGTGATATTATATCCACCTAATAATAGTTTCTCCAGTAAATCCTTTTTCCCAAACATACCAAGCATAGAATTGAGTTGTTGCGGTAT